GTTGTACTCCTCCAGGTCCTTGCCCAGCCGGTACAGCGACGGGGTCTCGCCCATGAAGGACGCGTCCAGGAAGTGCCCCATGTACTTGCGCGCAATCTTGCCGGTAATCGTCTCAGCCATAATGTTACATCCTTTCTGTCACCCTGTAGGTGACCTTTATTTGGATTTGGTAGCGCGCAAACGCGCTGCCCATTGCGATGGGATAGCCGCTGATGGTCGGCACGATGGCCGCCACCTCGCCGCCGTCCCAGTCGGGGAAGTCGCGGGCGTTGTTGCGGTCGATGATCCACGCGGCCACGTCCTGCATCACGCCCAGATTGTCAAGGTTCTGCTGGAACGCGTCGCCGTAGGGCTCGCGGGAGGCGAACACAAAGTTCTGCTCCTGCGTATCCCGCAGCACCATCTCGCCCAGGATGTTCTCCCGGTAGCGCAGCGCCGTCGGCGTCGCGTCCAGCGAGTAGCTGCCGTCCTCGGCCAGGTAGTCCACACCGAAGGCCCGCGCGCGCTCGATGGCAGGGCAGCGCCGCAGCCACAAACGCACGCTGGCGGTGTTGTTGGTGTCCGGCATACGGCATTTGCTCCTTTCAGTCGCCCTTTTTTCATTCAGAATTCAGAGATCTGAATTAATCCCTTCCTCACGTCGCCGTCACGCGCCAGTGCGGCGCCCCCGGTGCGCGACGCGAAGCTATTCCTTTAGGGCGCCGGTTGTCGGTCACGCCCAGCACGGTCACGCAATCCGCGTAAGCCGCCTTCAGCTTCGCCGGGGTCCAGCCCTCTCCTGTCACCGCCGCCTTCACCACGATGTCGCCGCCCTTCAGCGTCCAGAGTTTGGACGCGTCCTCGGCGCCGGCGTAGCGCACGGGGTCGGCGTAGACCTTCCCGCCGGTATCGGCTTCCACCGGGATCCTTATGGTCGCCTTGTTCGCGGCCACCAGACCGCCCTTGGATTCATCCACCGTGCTGGTGTCCGTAGCAAACCAGCTCGCGCCGGTGATCACCGTCGGCAGCCACACGTTGCCGCCCTCGTCGGGGTCGACCCGCGCATTGAAGACGGTGATGGTATCGTTGCACAGTTTCACGCTACATCACCCCACGAAACAGCAGCGGCACGCCCCCGTCGTCCTTCACGCCGTACAGCAGCCGCCTGATCTCGGCGTTCAGCTGCTTTTCGACGTTCGCCGTCTGGTCGGCGGCGCTGCCGTAGTTCTCGGAGTAGCCGTCGGTGGAGAAGGAGGCCACCAGGGGCGCGCCGGCCTGGGCGTCCACGCCCACGGCGCCGTCGGCCCTGATGATTGACATCATGGCCAGCTTCACGGCCTCGGGCACCTCCGCCATGGCCTCGACGCGGCTGTCGGTCAGGTAGTCCACCCGCTTCCGCGCCCTGAACTCGGCCAGGGTGAAGTCCGCCTCGGGCAACGTGCCGCCATAGTCCTGATACTCCTCATAGGTCAGATACATGCGCTTCCTCCCTTCGGTCGGAACCAAATGAGGAATGAGGAATGAGAAATTAGGAATGATGGACAAATCCCTTCGGGATTTCTTTGATTAATATGGCGGTAATCATATCGTTGTCGTGCCAGCCTGAATCAAAAGAAATCCGTAAGGATTTCAACATAAATTCCTCATTCCTAATTCCTAATTCCTCATTGGGGCTTTAGCCCCTGGAGATGATCCTCGCCAGCGGAATCGCCTTGGAATCGAAGTACCCCGTCCCGGCGGAATCCTTCACCAGCGCCCAGCGGGCGGCGGTCTTCAGCTGCGCGTCGGTGGGGCTGATGATGGCGGTGTCGGGCTGCACGAAGCTGAAGCCGCGAGGGGCGAACAGCTTGCGCTGGCGGGTGATCAGGTACGCCTGGCCGCCCTTGCTCAGGGGATCCCTGTACACCTCGGAAGGCGTCGCCGCGCCGCAGTCGCAGTAATCGAAGGCGCCCGCGCCCAGCACGTAGGTGGTGTATCTGTTGTACGCCGCCTCGGTCTGGCTGGCCGCCACGGCCTCCACGGGCACGTCGTCGTCCACCAGCACGGTCCGGCCGTTCCAGGTGCCCAGGCTCAGGTCGCGCCGGATGCCCTCGGCATCCGTGAACTTCATGTACTCCAGCAGTTGCAGGTTCTCCAGGTTGGTCGCCACCACGGAGTGCATCACCACCACGGTGAAGATGTCCTTGTTGGCCCCCGCCGCCTTCTGGATGGCGCTGTTCAGCGTGAACGCGCCCACGTTGGGCTCATCCGCCCCGGTGATATCCAGGGTGTGGCCCGCGCTGAAGTTGTCCTCCGTCACGCCGAACACGCCCTCCAGGATCGCCAGCAGGGTCGCCTGGTCCACGTCGTCCCAGTAGTCCGCCACCTGGGCGGCGATGTCGGCCATGAAGTCGTGCCCGGTGATGTCCTGGGAAAAATCCTTCTCCTGCCACGCCTTCGCGCGCCCCACCACGATCATGGACTGGAGGAAGGTCTCCAGCCGGGTGGCGGTGATGTCGGTGTTGCCGTCGTAGTTCTGCGCCACGCCGCCGATCAGGCCGGACATGGGCACGGAGATGAAGTTGCCGCCGGCCTGGTCCGCCAGCACCTGCTTCAGGTCCGGACGTCCCCGCAGGATCCCCGCCCTCAGCAGCGCGTTCTGCTTGACGCGAGGCACCGTCTCAAGGTACTTGCCGAAGACTTCGGCGTTGAAAATCTTGGAATCGAAAACGCTCATATCATTCGCTCCTTTCAGTCGATCATTTGAATTAGGAATTAGGAATGAGGAATGGAGGACAAATCCCTTCGGGATTTCTTTGATTGAAATGGCTGTAATCGAATTGTATTCGCGCCAATTTAAATCAAAAGAAATCCGTAAGGATTTCCTCCATCATTCCTAATTCCTCATTCCTCATTTGGACATCAGCCAATCTGGCTGACGTCCACCGCCTCCCCCGCATTCGCCCTCCGCATGGCCTCCGCCAGGGTCAGCTTCGCGCCGGGGGCAGGATTGCCGCCGGTGGGCAGCACCACCTTGGGGGCGGGCTTGCCGGGGTTCGGGTTCGTCTCGGCGGGGGCGAAGTATTCCTCATACTGCTCACGGATGCCCGCCAGCTGCTCCTGGAGGGATTTCGCGCCCTCTCCGCGGTCCACCAGGCCGTAGACCGTCTCGAAGAACTTGGGCTTGACGCCCTCGAAGTCCTTGCTCGTCCGCGCCGCCTGCATGGCCTTGTAGTCGTCGAACTGACCCTGCAATGCCTTGTAGTCGTCGCTCTCCCTGGGGTCGGGGGTGGTCAGCTCCTTCTCCCAATCCGCCCTGGCCTGTTCCAGCGCCGACTCCTGGGCCTGCCTGGCCGCCGCCTTGGCGATGTAGCCGTCGTCCAGCGACCGACCGTACAGCGCAAAGACCTGCTCGGTCTTCTGTTCCGCCGTCAACTGCTCGTTCGCCAGGATGTCGTTCAGCGCCTTCCGGGTGAAAATGTTCGCCATGATCTACGCCTCCTTTTTCCGGCCTGATAGAGTGATAGGCCGACCTCGCGCGTTTTTCGTCCCGCCGGACGTGATGATAAGAGAGTCACAGGGAACGGTTCCCTGACTCACTCCCGCTTAAAGAACGCGTCGTCCCCGTCCTCCTCCACCGTCTTCCCTTCGTCCCTGATCTTCGCCACGGCGGCCTCAGCCTGGGCTTCGCTCTCGCCAAGATACCACTGCCGAAGCTCGGCTTTCGACATGACCCCGCTGTTCACCAGCAGCAGCCGCTGCTGCAGCTGGGCGTCCACGTCGGTGAGTATGGAATCGTCCCACTCAAAGCTCACCGCCCATTCCCCCGCCGGCGCGAGGTTATACAGCGTCGCGTACACGTCCATCGCCCGCAGCACGTCCCGCAGGCACTTCTCCAGCGCCTTCTGGTTGTCGGCGACGGTGGCGTAACTCCTCTGCTTGACGATCCTCAGCTCCGTGGCCGTCCGCGCGTCCACGTTCGCATCCGAGAACGTCCCCCGGCTCAGCCCGCACAGATCCTCAAACCTTATCAGCAGCTGGTTCAGCCCGTTCACCAGGCTGGCGTCCCTCAAGGTCGGCGCGAACACCTCATAGGTGCTCTCCGCCCCGGTGTCCACCGCCCGGAACAGCCGCTCGTTCAGCTTCGGCAGTTTGTGCCCCTTGCCGTCGCTCTTCTCATACAGCGCCGTCGGGTCCACGTCGACCGCCAGCTCGCCGCCCTCGAACTCCCACAGCAGCCGGGAGTATTGCAGGTCGATCTCCCGCGCCACGTCCACCGCCTTGGCGAACACGCTCGCCCCCAGGGCACAGTCGGCGTCCACGGTGTTGGCCGCGGCTACCTTATACCAGCCGAACAGCATCCCGCCCGCGCCGGTGACGGTCACCTCCGGCTCCAGCGCCGCCCAGCGCTCCACGGAGGCCAGCGGCACCTCGGTGCCCAGGCTGTCCTCGTGGGTGGTCTTGAACGCCCGCTGGGTGATGGTCACGTCCTCGCCGTTGAGCGTGTGCCGCTCCAGCCGCGTGTAGATGGCCTCCCCGTCCCGGAACACGTCCGGGATGATGACGTCCGACAAATTCCCCGCCCCGTCGAACGCCAGCGGGTACAAACTCCAGTCCGGCGCGAAGTCGAAATAGATCTTCCCCGTCGCCGGGTCCGGGCAGGGCTTGACGATCATGCCGCCGGCGGCGCAGCCCACCTCCAGCTTCAGCCGCAGCACGGCCAGCAGCCCCTCGAACGTCTCCTCCAGGAATTCAGACCGCTCGTTCGTCACAGCCTTCCCTTCGGCGTCCTCGCCGCCCGCATCCACCGTAACGTTCATCTCCAGCACCACCTGCCGCGCGATCTCCCCCGCCGCCATGGCGCACAGGTTCAGGCTCTTCACCTTCCCCGGCTCCTTCCAGGGCGAACGGTCGTGGTACAGCGCGCACCACAGGCTCAGCGCCCGCACCATCTCCGGGGCGAGCGGCGTCCTGATCTGCTCCGCTGCGGCAATGTCTTTGTACGGAATCAAACGGCTCCACCACCTTCTGACCGCCTCAGCG